AGCCGCCGGATGTGGGCATTTAAGGAGGCTTTACCAATGACAGAAAACCAACTGCGGCAAAAAGTAGCCGACATTATCAACGCATGGGTGGGCACTACCAAGGGAAGCGCCAAGCACCGGGAGATCCTGGAGATCTACAACGGGCACAAGCCCCTGGCCCGCGGCTACAAAATGCAGGTGAAAGACGCCTATTGCGCGGCCACGGTGAGCGCGGCATACATAAAGGCCGGGATCGCGGAGTACACCGGGACCGAGTGCGGCGTGGAGAAGTTCGTGCAGATCGCAAAGAACAAAGGCATTTGGGTGGAGAATGACGCCCACTTTTGCCATGTGGGCGGTGCCTGCGTGTATGACTGGGACGATACCGGGAAAGGCGACTGCACCGGGGCCGGGGATCATATCGGCATTGTGACCCAGGTAAACAGCGCGGCGGGCACCTTTGTGGTGACAGAGGGCAACATGAGCGGCGGCAAGGTGGGAAAGCGTACCATGGCCATCAATGGAAAGTACATCCGCGGATTTATCTGCCCGGACTTTGCCGCCATTGCCAAGAAGCTGGGCGGGACCTCCGGGGGAACGGCCACGGCGGGAAGCCACACCATTTACACAGTGAAATCCGGGGACAACCTTTCCAGGATCGCCGCCAAATACGGAACCACCGTGGACACCCTGGCGAAGATCAACGCCATCCAAAACAAGAACCTGATCCGGGCGGGCCAGGTGCTTATGCTCCAGGACACCCCACAAGCCGCGGCGGACAAGCTGGAGGCCCTGGGCGTAATCAACTCCCCGGACTACTGGGCAGAGGCGGCGGAGGCCGGAAAGGTCCAATACCTGGGGATCCTGCTGAAAAAGGCCGCGCAGACCATCACAAAGGCAAAGCCACGCACGGGCACCCCCCAGGAGGGCGTGGCCGCCCTGGTGGCCGCCGGCGTGATCAACACCCCAGACTATTGGCTGGCCAACTATGACACATTCCCCTCCCTGGACCTGCTGCTGTGCGCCCTGGGCGGGGCTGTGAAATAATTTCAAGGAGGACATACACATGGAAACCATTATGCAGTACATTCCCCTGGCGGTGTCCGCCGTCCTGCTGGCGGCCCTGATCCTGACCGTGACCACAAACATCATCACCCAGGTGGTGAAGAAAATCACCTGGGACAAGATCCCCACCAATATCCTGGCGGTGGCGGTGGCCATGGCCGTCACCCTGGTGGCGTTCTTTGCGGTGTGCCAGATCATGGGCTGGGCCGTCACCTGGTACATGGTGGCCGGTGCGGTGGCCCTGGGCCTGTTCGTGGCCTATGCGGCTATGTTCGGATTTGACAAACTCCGGGAGGCCCTGGAGCAGATCACGAACTGGAACAAGGAGTGAACGACATGGGAAAGCATACCGGCGGGCGAGATCTCCATCTGGACGCGGATAAATTCCAGTTCCTTTTGATCGCGCTGGCCCAGCTGGCGGAGCCGCTGATCGGGCATGAAAAGTTCCGGGTCACTTTAGAAAAGGACCCGGAACAAAAGAGCGTGACGGTCAAATATCGCTTTGAGTAATATCCGCTATGCGGCAGCCGGAAAAGGCGGGATCTTCAAGGATAGGAAGATCCGATTGCGTAAAAAATGCGTCATAGACACCAGGGTGGGAAAGGTCTACATTTAGAATGTCCGTCCAGTCACGCAAAAGCTGGTAGACCTTTTCTCGCCGGGCAGCGTCCAGCATACTGGCGTCAATGAGATACCGCGTGTAAGGCATAATTTCACCCCCTTTCTCCGCCGAAATTTTACCACACGGCAGAGAGCAGAGCAAACCCCCGGCACCTGAACGGCACCGGGGGTTTATCTGCGTTCACGCGATTGCCTCCAGTTCCATATCTTCAATTTCGGCCCAAGTGAACCCCAGGCGGTGCATATCGTCCCCCACATCGGAGAGGACCACGCTGGCCTCAATGGTGAGATTTGCATAGCAGCGGGCGGCGAACATCTTATAGACCTCCACGGCACGCTCCAGAGTAAAAACCCGAATGTTGCCAACCATGGCCCCATACTTCCCGTTCTGCTTAATCAACATGATCTTTGCCACCTTTCAAAATTCTGCGGAACAGCCGCCGGAGCGGGACGAACACCGCAACAAATATAATCAGAGAAATTAGAAACTTCATTGCTTGCCCTCCTATTGACAAAACCGGATGACTTGTTTTATATTTGGGGTGCGGGGTTGTGGCCCCGCACCCCTGGCCTTTACCAGTTCAGCAATTTTTGAATTGCCAGAACTATGAGGCCGGATACCGTTCCCGCGAGAATGTCAGCGGCTAACTGTTTCATTCTTTCGGGCCGCGCCGTAGGCTTTCGCCTACGGCGTTTTTTCTTGCTCATCTCAACCACCTCCTTTCCTCTTGAACTGATTATATTATACACTATATTATGTGTATAATCAATTGGCAACATACACAAAATAAAGTGTATCTTTTTATTACTTGTGTACACTTTACAATGTGTATGTTGTGTGATAGAATAACCATGAAAGGAGGGGATCGGAATGGCGATTAGCTATCAGGGCGCATTTGAGAAAATGAAAGAGGCCGGGATCTCCACATACCGGATCAGGAAAGAAAAAATAGTATCAGAGGGGACCTTGCAAAGCATGAGAGAGGGACGGCCTGTTTCAACTGAAACCATTGAAAAGCTGTGCCTGTTGCTGGACTGCACCCCCAATGACCTTATGAAGATTACCCGCTGACGGCAGGCCGTGAACCTGCCTGCTCAATGAATAACCACGCGCCCGACAACCTTCTTATAATTTTCTTGTGCTGAATATTACCACGGGTTTTGACGCCGGCCTGTGTTAATATCAAGAAAAATGTGGGCCATATCCACAACGGAGGGGCGCCGGGTGAAGTTTTACGAAATCAATGGGAAAAGGAATTTGTGCGGGGACCGGATCCGAGAGGCCAGGCAGAAAAGGAGACTTTCCCAGTCTGAGCTATGCAAACTGCTGCAACTGCGGGGGATCATGGTGGAGCGGGATGTGATCAGCCGCATGGAGAGCGGGGCAAGGATTGTGACGGACTTCGAGGCCGTGACCATTGCGGAGGTGCTGGAGGTCCCCGTGCTGTGGCTGCTGGACAAAGAATAGGCCGGCGTGGTAGAAAGAACCACGCCGGCCTATTGTCATATTACAGAGAAAGAGAGGCCGCCCCCATGAAAGGATATAAGCACTTAACCGCCCATGATCGGAACAAAATGGCAAAAATGCGGAAAGAGGGAGCAACTATGCGCCAGATCGGCGCGGCCCTCCATGTGAGTGCGGCCACCGTCTGCCGGGAGCTGAAACGCGGCACATACACCTACATGAACGCGGATTACATCGAGGTGACCGAGTACATCCCGGAGCGATCACAAAAAAGGTACGAGGCCAATCTGGAAGCCAAGGGGCCGGGATTGAAGATCGGAAACCATAGGGACTACGCCGAAAAGCTGGAAGAGCTGATCGTGGATTACGATTACAGCCCCTCCGCCGCCCTGCATGAAATTGAAAACCACCCGGAAATATATGGGGAGTTCGGGGTGCGCGTCTGCCGGCAGACGCTTTATTCCTATGTGGAAAAGCGGATCTTTGCCCGGCTGACCAATAAAGACCTACCTTTTAAGGGGTCCAGACAGAAAAAGAAAACCAAACACATACGCCGCATGAAATCCGCCGCAAAGGGGGACAGCATAGAGAAAAGGCCGGAGGAGGTAAACACACGCCAAGAGCCTGGCCACTGGGAAATGGATCTGGTGGTGTCCTGCCGAGGCGGCCACAAGTGCCTTATGGCACTAACCGAGCGGGTAACCCGCCAGGAGATCATGCGCCTGATCCCGGACAAGAGCGCCGCCAGCGTGGTACGGGCCATGAATACGCTGGAGCGAAAATACGGGAAAATGTTCCCGGAGGTATTCAAGACCATTACCGTGGACAATGGCACGGAGTTTTCCAACTGCGAGGGCATGGAAACCTCCATATTTAAGGCAGGCGGCCAGCGCACCAAAGTGTATTACTGTCACCCCTATTGCAGCAGCGAAAGGGGGAGCAACGAAAAGCAAAACCAGATGATCCGGCGGAAGTTCCCAAAAGGAACCAACTTCGACAAAGTTTCCCCCAAAGAGGTCCGCATGGTGGAGGACTGGCTGAACAGATACCCCCGCAAGATCCTGGGGTGGTATAGCAGCGCAGACCTGTTCAACCAGATTTTTGGGGGCGTTTGAAATTTTTTTACTTTTTGTTACGCTTACCTATTGACATTTGCCATTGAAAATGCTACTAATAAGAGTAACAAAGCGTAAAGCGTTGTTACTCTTATTTTTTTATCGAAAAACGGAGGTGAAAAGACCATGAGCAACAAATATTTGGGGCCTGCGGATCGGCAGCTGATTGCGGAGAAGTGGGCCGCTTATGCGTCGGTGCGGGAGATCGCGGGCCTGGTAGGTGTGGCACCTAAAACCATTTACGAGGAATTGAGGCGCGGGAGCAACGGCACCCTGGACAAGAATAGCCGCAAGGCATACAACCCGGAGCTGGCCCAGCGTCGTTTCCAGGAAAGCCTCCGACGGCGCGGCAAGCCCCTGAACAGAACGCGGGCGGCCAATGAATGAGTGACCCCACCGCCATGGAGGCGGATAAAACAAAGGAGGAAATGACAATGGCAACCATCATCAAGCAGACGAAAGAGGAAATCAACTGGGCGGAGATTGCCAGGGCCAGAGAAATGGGCGTACTGGACAAGCTCCTGGCGGAGCGGGATGTGATCCGCTTCTACCTGCGGAGCGGCACCGAGGTGGCCGTCATGGTGGAAAAGGTGGAGCCGGGCCGGGCCTGGATGGGATTTGTGGACGGCGTGGCCGAGCGGCCTATGTATAACCGCCTAAAGCGTCCTGTGTCCTGGAAAGAGAGCGACGCCCGGAAATGGTGCAACACCGATC